CTTTTGTAGCGCGCAGACACAGACCTTTTTGTATCCGAAAGAACGCATGATCAACTTTGATTACTCTAGCACGGCACCGCTATGGTGGACCGATCGACAACAAGTGGAACTCATGCGAAAACATGAATTGTTCATTAGAAATCAACGGCCTACGATTCTTGCTGGGAATGGCGTCCAGGACTGGATCGATCTGTTCCAACATTAAGGCTTCACGTTTGCTCTATGGAGAGGGGGTGTGTGTTACGTGTCCCCGTGGAGGGTCGTATTAATACCTAGTCTCCTCCTATGGAGAGGGGTGTGTTTGTGAAGCATACGCTTGCGTCTCCACGTTACATACGCATAGAGAATAGTTTCAACCCTTCATGAAACAGTCGGATGTCCGCTAGAATCTTCTTTGCCAGCGCAGCCGTGTTTTTCTTGCGATACGAGGAAAAGACCCATACACTACTATTATACTGTTTCCATTGCTGATACTGGGTATAATCAGAGCGAATCGTCATGTAGACGCTGTAAAGTTCCTTTTTATAGGCCTGTCGGGCTTCTATCGTGTCGGTTTCTTTGACAGGCTCATCAAACATAATACGCATCCATGGAAGAAGCCGATCCATATGAAGCATATCTAATTCTCGCTCTTCATCCACATCGTGACGAACGAGGGTAGGGTCCTTGCGTCCTGAAAAATAAGAGGACATTCCTGCTACACTGGAGGCCAGAAGCGGTGCCATGTGATTGATGACAAATTGGTAGATCACTTGGGCGGGAAGGGATGCCATCTATCTGGTGAACATTTGAAAATGCTCGCAAGATGGTTCTTTGACGATTTAAAAAATAGAACGCAACAGCTTTATACAGTCGCATGTTCGTTGACAAACCGAATATGGAGGGCAGACGAATCATGTCTCTTTTTGCGATAATTCTGATAGGTCCCTCCGCACTCACACGTGACAATGGTATTTTCATGTGTGATTCGTTGTTGCGTCTTTTGTTCCCGTGCTTCTCGTTTGATGCGACTCTGTTCCGCTCTCTCCTCCTTTGTCTCTTCTTTCTTTCGTTGTGCCCATGCGCTTTTTCTAGCGGCAACCGCCTCTTTGTTGTTCTCGGCATAGGTCTTGAAATATTCCTGTAGTTTCTCCTTGTGGGAGTCGCGATATTCTTTCTGTTTGATACGGACCTCCTCCTGGTGTTCCTTCGCATAGGCGCGTTGTTTTTCAGCAAGCTCTTTACGGTGGGAGGCTTTGTAAGCATCGCGGCGGGCCTTGATTTGATCCGCGTTCTCTTCGGAATATCGGACATGATAGGCGAGGATCTTCTCTCGATTCTCTTCGTAGTATTGTTGTTGGTCCTTCTTTATAGATTCTCTATGGTTTCTATAATATGCCGCATGATATCTTTTTTTATCATATTCGTCTTGATAGGCATGATATGTATTCAGACAGAGAGGGTGATCTTTGTAGCGAATAATGTGATCATTTTCTCGTTTACGTAATTGTTCTCGCGTCTCGCATGGAAAGCGTTCAACGAGTTCGATGTATATCTCATTGATAGGAATCGTATACAAATACTTATATTTTCCACCACACAATCGTTTTTCAATTGAATACATATGACATCCAAAACGTTTTTCCAACGATGTCACAGTCGATCCAATGTAAAAGTGTGAATCCTCGCATACCAGTCTATATATCTTGCCATGCTGATAGCGATCTTCTGGATCGTCGTACTCGAGAGAGTCATCACTATCATATGGATCCTCTAAGGGATCAGCATGATCATTCGACATCTCCTCAAATTCAGAACTCATGTCCAACTCATGATTTAAACAAAGAAAGTCCAATTCATGCGTGAGAAGATGGTGATCCATTCTTTCATCTAATTCTTTCTTGGAATCACACGGATACTCTTCTAGTAATTCCATAGTAATATTCTCCCACCCCACTTGTTTACAATATTCATAAACACGCGTGTCATGTGTTTTTGAAAACTCCTTGTGATGCTGGAAGCATGCGGAGAGAGATTGTATAGTAGAGCCTATGTAATAATGGCCATCTTCGCATTTCATGGAGTAGATCTTACCACGCCGATACATATTCATCTCAAGGAAATTCAAACAAAGCGGATCGTCCTCGTGAGAATCAATGTGGTGCTGTAAGCGTGCCTTTTTTTCAGTAGAAAGACATTCCTCTATCAATTCGATGGAGATCTTCTCCCATCCCACTTCATTCAGGTGAGTATAGATTTTGTTCAGAGTGGTCTTGGAAAGATGCTTGTGAGTATTAAAGCGCAATGACAACGACTGTATCGTTGCTCCTATGTAATAGTTACCATCTTCACACAGAAGACGATAGATGTGTGCCATTTGTTCCGCCATGGTTCCTATGTATATCAGTCCACCACTCTTTAGGTCTCTATTATTTGTCTAATACCTTTTCTGAGTTTATACCGATCAGTCAATTTTTATTAGAAATAACGAGAAAATCTCTAAACCCTTAAGCCGTTTTTATGTAAGCCCAACGCTGATCGCCACAGATGAGTTGCCACGTCTTATCCTGTAAATACAGTTTATCTCGATTTTTCAACAGCGGAAAGCATGCCAGATATTCATCCATCTCCAGCAACTCGCAGAATTTATAGAGGACGTATCCATACGACAAGAAATTGCGACGACCTTTCGGACAATGCTTTTTAAACGAGGGCTGAATCTCACGAAACATATGACGCAGTTTCTCCTCGTCTTCCCGTGACATAAAGGGGGCATGTTGGCCATTCAGGCGATTAATAATATGGGGAATATGCTCATAATATTTGGAGCATTTCATCTTTCGCAGAATCTCGCGAAGTTTGGTGGGCTTCAAGGTTCCCATGTTGGTCATTCGCTCTTTCTTCAATTGAACCAAAATGGCATCATAGACGTCCGAGGGAATCTCTGTGCTCTCTTTGGCCTGAAATTGCGCCAACCATTCATTGAAGTGATTAATCTTCTTATAAGCATAATAACAAACCTCACGAGGGGGATCTTTATACGAGGGTTTATCACTGTCTACAAGGATAAATTCCTGCTTTCCACAGGTAGAACACGTTAGATTCGCCTCATTCAGACACATAATCATTTCACTTCCACAGTTCTCACATTGTGTCCATGGATCATCGTATTCTTCCACGGTCATGCGGGCCATCGAGGGATCCTCCAGTTGAAGATAATCATTCAGCAATTGATTTCGTTGAAATCCCTTCTTTCCCGAATCTGCCACGACGGTGGACTTCCCCTCTTCCAATGCCACTTCCTCTAGAATCGCCAAAATGGATCCTGGCTTTGCCTTGCTCGCAGAATAGGTTTGGGTGCCCTGTTGGATTTGATCCTGGATATCATAGTAATTGTATAGGATATCACCTGTTCTCAGATAATAATCCATAACATCTGTGCCGTCTTCGATGGTTTTGATTCGTTTCTCTAGTCGCTCCTTGTCCCGCTCTAGTTTCCACAATTCCATATCGGTGGTGGCACGTCCGATTTTCTCATTAAGTTGTGCGAGCTCCTCTTTGAATTCACCGATGTTTTCCTTTTGTTCGGCCATCTGCTGAATACGCTGATGATGGATAGCATCTAAGGTGGTTCGCGCTTCAGGATTACTACGCTTTGAATTTTTCACCTTAAAAAATGCGCTATCACTCATGACCGTTACACGGTAACAGAAGGGGGTTTTTAAACCCTGTGGAGACACACTGTCGCCTTCGGCTCGGTGTCCCCACACCCCAGTGGAGACGTTCCGTCCCCACACCCCTCTCTCGTGGAGACACACTGTTTGCTAATGGAGAGGGGGCACGGGGGAAACGAAGTGTCCCCCGCCCATATTGTAGAAGAGATATTCCACCGTCCATTGCTCTTCAGGCTCGGCCTCTGTCCATACCTGTATGCGTTCATTCAAGAGTTGCATGCGATGATCGAACTCTTTTTGATCTACTGAAAGGGTCCCTGCTTCGGTAAAGGAAAACGGAGAGGGGCGACGCGTATCTTCCGCCTGGTAAGAGTCAGGATTAAACCGCAGAAATACCACCTTCCGAAATCCAATATCCTCATACAGATCGATCATCCGTTTTTCCTCACAGGAATACTGACGATGTTGATTCTCATCCACTTCAATGATGATACAATGAGATCCTAGATCGATGAAAAGGTCGGGTCTTCGCCGAGAGCATCCTCCTTCAATCTTCTTGTCGCATACGATGGTGAGGCTCTCTCCATAGCGCTCTTTGATGGCTTCCATAATGACATGCTCTTTCAAGCGAAATCGTCGTGGAATGTCTTCGTCTGGATGGAGCACACAGTGACACCGAAAACAGTAGGGTTTCCATCGGGAAAGGATTCCACCCACATAAACCATACGACAGTTCTGACAGGCTACTTCGGGCGTGCAGATGATACAAGTGGTACGAAAGAGGTCATGTTCGCAATACGATGATCCGCCACAGGGCTTGCATTGGGCGTGCTGACGCCCATGTTCGCATAGGGAGGCTCCTCCACATTCACTGCAGCACTGTTTTCGTTTTCCGTGGTCGCATATCCCGGCTCCTTTGCATTCTGTGCACGAATACCGATATCGATCATGTTCACACATGGAACTTCCACCACATTCTTTACAGACGTTTCGATGCCGTCCATGTTTGCAGATCTGGCTTCCTTTGCACTCCTTGCATGTAGATTTGATCCGCTCATGCTCACATATTCGGCTCCCTTTGCATGGAATGCATTGAGAGCGAATCCGATCATGTTCACAGACGCCCGATCCTTTACATTGGATACAGGTTGTCTTTCGTTGTTGATGTTCGCAGATCCCTTTTCCACCACAAGGGACACAGTGGTAAGGATCCTTACCATGTTCACACTTCGCACGCACTCTTTTGGGTTTCGCTTCTGCCATGGCTGCCATTGTTATTTGGTTGGTTTAAAAAGAAGTCGTGTCTTTCAATTTTAAGAGATGTCCGGCAGAGGGGTTTTTTTAGAAAAAGTGCCCTCTACGGCATAAGCCCCAAAAAAGTAAAAAACGCGCGATTGGCCAAAATTATTTTGTGTTCTGAAGGTATAGAAAATGACTGGAGGTGGTTTGATGCAGCTCGTAGCCTATGGCGCC